TTATCGAACATCTTGAAATTGAGATTAACAACCTGCGCCAACTTCAATTCCGCAAGACTCTGGCATGGGTAAAGAAAGAAGGTAAGTCGGTTTTCTATTTCGCCGATGATGTCAGGGCCTACAAATTAAAACGCGAGGCGCGCAAAACAGTAAAATAACTACATGATCATTGATAAGGAAGTAATAACACTCGCCGACATAGACGAGGCTATTGCCCACCTGTCAGAAATGATGAAGGACAAATACAGAAACAGATTAACTCATCAGCGCAAGGCATTTCTGATGAGCGAACTAGATTCTTTACTCGATGCAAGGCTGGAGGCAATAAGTGAACTTGGAAACAGTAGCGATAGAGAGCCTAAATCTCGACCCTAATAATGCACGAAAGCACTCCAAGCGTAATCTTGATGCTATCGCCGCCAGTCTTAATAGATTCGGACAGCGTAAGCCAATAGTCGTTCACAACGGGACAGTAATCGCCGGCAATGGAACGCTGGAAGCCGCCAAAAGTCTAGGCTGGACAGAGATCGGGATTACGCGTTGCCCCGATGATTGGGATGCCGATACTGCTAAGGCTTATGCGCTCGCAGATAATCGCTCATCTGAGTTAGCTGAGTGGGATGACCTAGTGCTGGCTAATCAACTACTCGACCTAGATGGGGTGGGTTGGGACATAGAGGTGTTAGGGTTCAATAGACCTACTTTGCCCGACTTCCAACCCGAAGAAATAGAACAACCGCGCTTAGATCAACGCGCTTCTATTATGTGCCCTCAATGTTCTTTTGAATGGCGTGTAGGCGCAAAGGGTGAGATTGAGCCTGTATGAGTATCTTGATTGCACCTTGTTCGCATGAGGCCGCAAAATATGCCGTAATGAATTGGCACTATTCGCGCCAAATGCCCATAGGCAAATTAATAAGTTATGGCGTTTGGGAAGATGAAGTTTATATCGGTGCAGTAATTTATGGGCGTGGCGCATCGCCCGAATTAGGTTCAGCTTATGGTTTAACTCAGATTGAGTGTTGCGAATTAGTTAGAGTCGCGCTGAATAAACACAAAGCATCAGTTAGCCAAATAGTCGCGCAAACAATAAAAATATTAAAAGAATCAAATCCGGGGCTGCGTTTGATTGTAAGTTTTGCTGACCCTGAACACGATCATAAAGGCATAATTTATCAAGCAATGAATTGGATATATTGCGGTCAAAGTTCGCCAAGCAAAGAGTATTACTACAAAGGCAAATGGTTTCATTCGCGGATGCTTAGACCTACGGGATTTGGAACAATCCCTGAAATTGCTCGATTGTCTAAAGATCAGCAAAAACAATTACCTACAAGAGAAATGAAAGGCAAATATCGTTACATTTATCCATTAGACAAGGCTATGCGTAGAAAAGTAGAAAAGTTACGCTTGCCTTATCCATCTGCGGTTGAAGGCTCAACAGTGAGCCGCGACAATTCCGTTGTCGAGGTGCAAGTGCAATCCTTGCCAACCGCTCAAGAATCGTAATCCGACAATGGCAGAAAACACTCCGAATGTAATCAATCTTGACCCTGCGCTATTTGAGAAAGAGCGACAAGTCGTTCAATACCGACAGGGCGGCGCAACTTTTGATGCTATCGCTAAGAAACTCGGTTACGCAGATGAATCGGGAGCCAGACTTGCCTTCAAACGGGCGATGGAGAGGATGCGCGATGATGCTCTCAACAATGAGATGCGCGAACTACATAGACAAAGGCTCGAAGTCGCCCTAACCGCTATCTGGCCCGATGTAGTCAAGGGGGATTTAGAAGCGATTAAGGTTATGCTCAAGATATTAGAGCGCGACGCCAAACTCTACGGAATAGATGCGCCCGTTAAAACTGAGGTGGAGGTGACAAGTTACGATGGAAACCTTTTACGACAGAGAACACGCGAAATTGTCCGCGCTATACGAGAAATTTCAGGATCGCCGGATAGCGTGGGAGAACGATCTAGCGAGGCCGGAACAGTTACCGAGTGATGATGAGAACTGGAGCATTTATCTCTATTTGGCTGGCAGAGGTGCTGGAAAGACTAGGACTGCGGCTGAATGGCTGGCGTGGGAAGCGACTACCCATAACAACACCCGTTGGGCAATCGTGGCTCCTACCTTCGGCGATGTGCGTGATGTATGCGCTGAGGGTGAGTCTGGAATCATCAACATTCTGCGAGATTACGGCTCCCTAGCAGATTACAACAGGTCACAGGGCGCGATAACCCTCACTAACGGCTCAAAGATAAAACTATTTTCTGCCGATGAACCTGACCGCTTGCGTGGGCCTCAACATCATGGCGCGTGGTGTGACGAGCTAGCCGCGTGGAGATACCCTGACACTTGGGATCAGTTGCAGTTTGGCATGAGATTAGGCGATCACCCAAGAACAGTTATCACCACAACTCCTAGACCCGTAGCCCTTATTAGAAACCTAGTTAATCGCACCGATGGAAGCGTAAAGGTTGTCAGAGGCTCGACATTTGATAACGCTAAGAACCTAGCCCCTCAAGCCCTTTTAGAGTTACAGGCGAGATACGCCGGAACGCGCATGGGTAGGCAAGAACTTTATGGGGAGTTGCTTAATGAATCAGACTCAGCCCTTTGGACACGCGCTCTTATTGAAGAATCAAGAATCAAGCCCGAAGATGCGCCACCTTACTTCCGCGTAGTTGTAGCGATTGACCCTGCCGTGACGAGTGGTGAGTCAAGTGATGAAACGGGAATCGTTGTCGCCGGTGCTACACCTGACGGGCATTACTACATTTTAGAAGATGCGACTATGCGCGGAACGCCTGAAGCGTGGGCGAGAAAAGCCGTAGAGATGTTTAGGAAGTGGAAGTGTGATCGGGTAATCGGTGAGGCTAATAACGGGGGCGACATGATCGAAGCCCTATTAAGACAAGTTGATGCCTCAATCCCTTATCGGAAAGTAACCGCTACTAGAGGCAAGCGAGTCAGAGCCGAGCCGGTATCTGCCCTCTCTGAACAGTTACGCCTTCACTTTGTCGGCAATGATTTCGCGCAGTTAGAGGATCAGCTAGTGACATGGGAGCCTGACTCTGATAAAAGCCCAGACAGAATGGATGCGATGGTGTGGGCGGTGTCTGACTTAATGGGTGGGTCGTTGGCGATGAGGTCTTTGGCTGCGATGGCTGATTTCTGCCCTAGTTGCCGTTTGCCATTAGTGCGCGGCACAAAAGTATGCCCAAGATGTCGAACCGCTATAATCGCCAAAGAGAATTAAGGAGTTTAGATGGGCGCGTACAATCCAACAGTTAATCAGGGCATAGACCTCATCTTTACCACCACGAACACCGATGCCACTGGAACGCCTATTAACATTACGGGCTTCACCGTCAAGATGGCTATTAGTAATCAGGTAACTGGCACAGTTGTATTGACCCTTACCAACGGCTCAGGGATTACCCTTACGACCCCGACAAGTGGAATCGCTACCTATCAAATTACAGGAGCGCAGACAGCCGCTATCCCTGTCGGAACTTATTACTACGGGATCAAGGCAACCTCATCTGGCGGCATTAACTACGACTGGGTAGATGGAACAATTACTATTGCGGCGGCTCGCGTATGACCGTAGATAACATCACAGTCACGACAACTGTTCAAAATGTCACAGTCAGCACATCAACTCCGACCGTTACTGTTGCGAGCGTTGGCGTTCAAGGCCCGCAAGGTGCTAGTGGATCTCAGGGTGCAACTGGGGCAACTGGCCCGCAAGGTGCTCCAGGAACAAACGGATCAGCCGCAACAATCGCAGTAGGCACAACAACAACCTTATCTCCAGGCGTTTCAGCAACCGTAAATAATAGCGGCTCAAGTAGTGCGGCAGTATTTAATTTTGGGATACCTCAAGGAACTACGGGAGCCACAGGATCAGCTGGAAGTGCGGCAACAATCGCGGTTGGTACTACTTCAACACTTAGCGCAGGATCTTCCGCGACTGTCGGCAATAGCGGAACTTCAAGTGCGGCGGTGTTCAACTTTGGCATACCGCAGGGAGTGGCTGGAACTAACGGCACAAATGGAACTAACGGAACTAATGGAAGTGCTGCTACCGTATCGGTTGGCACAACTTCTACCCTTTCTGCTGGATCCTCTGCAACTGTAAATAACAGTGGAACGAGTAGCGCGGCAGTATTTAACTTTGGAATCCCTCAGGGAATTGCAGGAACTAATGGCACTAATGGCTCCAACGGAACCAATGGAACCAATGCCGTGTACGACACCGATCAAGCCGTAATTTCTATGCAGATGTTTGGATAAGGAAAACACATGGCAACTTATAGCAAGCAAGCCTTATCAGCCGCAACCACAGGCGTTCCAATCGCTGTTGTCGCTACCGCCTCAACAGGTACAACTATTCATGCAACAGGCACATCAGCCATTGACGAAGTGTGGCTCTACGCCACCAATACCGATTCAGCGGCTCGCACACTCACTATTCAATTTGGTGGAACTGCAACACTTAACCAGATTCAACAAGTAATCCCTGCTAACTCAGGTCTGACTCTTGTAATTCCTGGGCTAATCCTTGCCCCATCAGGTTCGGCATTAACTGTTTATGCTTACGCCTCAGTAGCAAGCGTTGTAAACATTTCAGGCTATGTAAACCGAGTCGCATAATGGCAGAGGGATTCAAGCGCGGAGAAGTTGGCTCACAGGTCAATTCATGGATGCCATCTACTAACACAGTCACACCAAGCGGATTCACTTCCTCAATCGCGCCCTTTGGGTTGCAACTTCGTCAGACTATTAACGCTGGAACTACCTCAGTCACAATCCCTGCTGGTATCACATTTGTCTATGCCATCGCTGTTGGAAGTGGTGGTGGCGGTGGTCAGTATGTAGCGGGAGCAACAGGCGGCGGTGCTGGTGGTGTCGCGTGGGGTTGGACATTAGCAACTTCCTCATGTGTCGTTGGGGCTGCCGGTGCCTCTGGCAATAACGGCAACTACACGCGTTACGGAAATGTAATTGCAGGTGGTGGTGGTGCGGGTGGGCAAAATAACGGGGGTGCTGGACAACTTGGCAGCGGTGGAGGCGGTGGAGGTTTATCAGGAGCAGGTGCTGGTTCAGGTGCTACTAATTATTGGGGAATATCGGGAGGAACTGGTGCTGGTATTACTGGTCTTGCTGGGGGCATGGGAGCAGGTGGTGGTGGCGGTAGCGGTTCTGGCGCAGGTGGTAATGGAATTTCAGGTGGGGGTGGTGGCCGAGGAGCGACTACTGGTGGGATAGGCGGTTCAGGTTTAATAGGTGGCGGTGGCGGTTCATCAAGTGCTGGAACCAATGGTGGGTCGGGTGGCAATGGAATTATCATTCTTACTGGCGCGGTTACTACTGGTGGTGCAGGTTCAAACAACGGCACATATTCATCAGGCGGTGGCGGTGCAGGAATAGCAGGTAACGGCTTACCCGCTTCAGGTACAACAGGCGGCAATGGTGGGCTAGGGGGAGGCGGTGGTGGTGGTGGCGTTGCTGGCGGCACAGGTGGCGCAGGAATCCTTTACCTTTACTATTAGGAGATAAAATGACAACAACTATTTATAACAACTCATCATTTAGCGATTCTCCTTATGGACTAAAACTTCAACAAACTTTTTCTAGTGCTGGTACTTTCTCAGTCACAATCCCAACTGGTATTCAGCGCGTCTATGCAGTTGTAATCGGTGGTGGTGGTGCTGGTTCTACTCAAACTACTGGCGGTGGCGGTGGCGGTGGAGCAGGTGGGTATTCCGCAGGGTGGACTTACATCTCTAACACGGTAACTGTCGGAGCAGGTGGAGCAGGAACTTCAACTGCTGGTGCTGCGAATAATGGCGGTCAAAGTGTTTATGGAATGGTATTCGCTGGTGGTGGCTCAGGTGCATTATCAGGAACAGTTGGTGGTGCGGGCGGTGGAGCAACAACTCCTACTGGCTCAACTTCAACAGTTTCCTACACTGGTGCTTCTATTGCTGGTGCTAACACAGTTGGTTATGGCGCAGGTGGTGGCTCAGGTGCTATTGGTGGTGCTGGTATTTCATCAGGTGGCGGTGCGGGTGTTGCAACGGCAACTGGCACACAAACTGCCTTTGCTGGTGGTCGTGGACTTATCTGCGGCGGTGGCGGAGCAGTAGGAACAACAGGTGTTGGCACAGGTGGAGCAGGTGGAACTGGCGATTTTTACGCTGGCGGTACAGGCTCAACTGGAACTGGTACAACTTTTGGTGGTGGTGGAGGCGGTGCTGGTTACACAGGCGCAGGTGCCAATGGCTCAGCAAATAACGGTGGAAATGGTGGCTCTGGCGGAGGTGGTGGAGGCGGTGCTTCTACTAGCGGTACTGCTGGCAATGGTGGTAACGGCGTTGTCTTTCTTTACTACTAAGGAGCAATAATGAATTACAGATACGAATATCTTTCAACCTGTTGCAATACTGGCTACATGGAGACACGCAATGAAAATGACCCACAGGTTAATACTGTATGCGTTCAATGTGGGCAGGGCGGGTACGAGCTAGTCAATCAAACTCTTATTTCATAATACCCACTATCATTACACCTAGCCCGAATTACAAGGGGTACAAAAGGAGCATCACTTGGGAATCTTTGACCGTTTAGCCAAAGCAATCGTTGAAGCACAAATTGAAAAAGCACCAAGTAATCTACCTGCAGGATCAGTCGTAATGACTGAGCAAGAGATGAGAGATGCTAATCAGCAAAGCACCTATGGGGCGCAAGTACCTCTTCTGCGTAATCCCCTCATGTCTGGAGTGCCATTTGGCCCCGGTCAACCGATCATGCCGGGCGCGATCAACCCATTACGCGATGATGGCAGAGCAGACCCTCGCCGCTATGAGTACCAAGTCGCTCAGAACCTTAATATCGGCACAGAGCAGAAACTCGTTCAGTTTAAGACCCTTCGTGGAGCAGCAGAGCAGATTGACATTGTGCGCCGTTGCATCGAAGTATTAAAGGCAAAGATTTCAGGTTTAGATTGGGACATCGTTGTCGCTGAAGATGCTTCAGAGAAGATTATTGCCGAGATAGGTGGCGATCATGTTCGCGCCATGTCACAGGCTCGCTCTAAGTTTTCAGATGAGATTTATCGCATTAGAACATTTTGGGAAAATCCAGATAAGGCTAATGGACTGACCTTCATTGACTGGATGATGATGTCGCTAGAGGAAATCCTTGTCCTAGATGCGTGGGCTATCTGGCCTCAGAAAACAGTCGGTGGGGATTTATACGGCTTTCAGATTTTAGACGGCTCGACTATTAAGCCACTTTTGGATGATCGCGGTATGCGCCCAATGGCTCCACAGGCTGCCTATCAACAGATTCTCTATGGCTTCCCTCGCTCTGAGTTTATGGCTAACTCTGACGATGTTAAGGCAGACGGCGAGTTTTCATCAGATGATCTTTCTTACTTCATCCGAAACCGCCGCGCTAACTCCGTTTATGGCTCCTCACCCGTTGAGCGTTGCCTACCACTAGCTGATCTTTATTTGCGCCGCCAGCAGTGGTTACGCGCTGAATACACCGATGGCGTTACCCCTGAGATGATGCTGACCTCAGATGCCGACTTCGGTAATGACCCTCTTGTAATGAAGCAGTATGAAAACATTATTAACGACAACTTGGCAGGGCAGACAGAGCAACGCAAACGCGCTCTTATCTTGCCTTCCGGTCTGAAGCCTGAGTTCTATGAGGGCTACGGCGAGAAGTTCAAAGCCGCGCTAGATGAATATTTAATTACCTCAATCACAGGTCACTTCGGCGTTCTGCCAACTGAGATCGGCTTCTCCGCTAAGGGTGGACTCGGTGCTTCAGGTCATCAGCAAGGCGAAGCAGAAGCCGCGCAGTCAATCGGTGTCGCGCCTTTGGCTCAATGGATTTCTAAGATGCTCACAAACATCTCTTATACCTATTTAGGTATGCCACGCGAGCTAGAGTTCAAATTCATGGTTTCTGAAATCCGTGACGATGAGGAAATGGCTAAGAAGTCAGACCTTGAATTACGCGGTGGCACAAAGACAATCAATGAACGCCGTTCAGAGTTGGGCTTGCCTCTCCTAGATACTCCAGCCGCCGATCAGCCAATCCTTGTCGCTGGTAATGGCGTGTTCCTCTTTAGCCCAGAGGGAATCGTGAACGCTGCCGCGCCTATTGCTGGTGTTGAGAATGTTCAAGATGAAGTCGATCCAATGGCTCCAACCGAACCAGCCCCAGACGGCCCAACCAAACCACCAACTCCAGATGTCGCACCTAAGCCAGTAGATCAAACAACTACACCTGACTTTGAGAAGGCTGGAGTTCCCTCTATCGCTGAGGCACTCCTAGCCTTAGGTCGCCTTTTGGTATTGCCTAACGCCGCCGCAAATCACGCCGAAGATGCAAATGTTGAGGACACAGTAGAAAGCCCTTGGCCTACTGTTCCAGTTTTTCCTGTCGATGCCGATGTCTGGCAAAAGGCAGAGTTGAAACTTGTGCCAGTAAAAGACCTTTACGCAACCGACACTGTCCTTGACAGATCAAAGG